TGGACCATTCTTACCTGTTAAAGGTAAAGACCGGTCAGTCTAAACAGGATATGTTGTATGAATTCGCAGAAATTCTAACCAAACTAAAAAGAAAGTATCCTATTGCATTTATTATTCTTAGTCAGCTTAATAGAAACATTGATAATCCAGAAAGAAATGAAGATGGTAGGGCTGGTAACTATATCTTATCTTCAGATCTTATGGGAGCAGATGCTTTATTACAGCATGCTGATGTGGTTGTTGGTTTAAATAGACCAGGATATTTTAAAATAAAATACTACGGACCTGAAAGATATTTTATTGCTGATGAACGTGTAATGGTTATGCACTTTATCAAATGCCGTAATGGAGATACTCGTATGAGTTTCTTTAGGGGAAACTTTGAGTCCATGTCTGTTGAAGAAATCCCAACACCAGCAAAACAAGAGAAACGTTTAAACACAAAATAATGATAACCACAAAAGATAATCAAGGAAAAAACAATGACCGTAAAGAAAAACTACAAGAGCTGATTAAGTTTCATCAACCAGTGTTTGATCATTGTAATATAAAGAATCCTTTTTTTGTAGGTACAATGGCATACAAACCGATTGGAAAGAATGAATTGTTTATCAGTTTTTTTCCTAGCCAACTAAAGAAAGGTCAGGATATCTATACGGAGTTTGTAACCAGGGACTATGATCCCGAGACAAAAGATAGAACTCTATACAAATGGAAGTATAATGAGTTTTATGAAGAGGAGTATGAGTCTGTAGATATTGAAGGAAGCACAGATAAGAGATACTTAATTCCTGTAAGTGAGCTTGAAGAAGTTTCATCAACAACTAAATTAGTTGAGTTCTCTGCATTTGATGAGATAATGGATCCTGATGAGGATGCGCCATTAGATCAAGTTACAATTAGAGATTTAGCAGCTATCCTTTTAAAGAAACCAGTAAGTAGAAAAAAATGGTTAAATCAAATTATAAAAGAAAATGGAAATTAAGTTGCCAACATCTCCGGTAAGTCCAGAAATTACAAGTCCCAACAATTTAGTCATATTTAGTAAGCCTAAAGTGGGTAAGACAAGTTTGTTTGGAGCATTGCCCAATTGTTTAATTTTAGATTTAGAATCAGGTTCTAAATATATTGAAGCAATAAAAATTAGTGCATCTAATATAGATGAAGTTAAGGCAATCGGTAAAGCTATTAAAGAAGCAGGTTATCCCTACAAGTATATTGCTGTGGATACTATTACTGCTCTAGAGGAGATGTGTATTCCTCTTGCTGAAGAATTATATTCTCAAACACCTATGGGTAAGAACTGGTTTACAGAAGGTAAAGCTAAGTATGGCAACATTCTTAATATGCCTAATGGTGCAGGTTATCCTTGGTTAAGAGAAGCATTTACTAGTGCAATCAATTACATTAAGAAGTGGGCTCCAAGAGTTATACTGTTGGGTCACGTTAAGGATACATTGTTAGAAAAGAATGGTGCAGAGTTCAATGCATTAGATCTAGATTTGACAGGTAAGCTTAAAAGAATTGTTGCACAACATTCAGATGCAATTGGTTATCTGTATCGTAAGGGAAATACAAACATACTTAGTTTTAAAACTAAAGATGATGTATCTTGCGGTGCCAGACCACAGCACTTAAAGAACAAAGAGTTTGAAATATCTACTATTGATGAGGATGGAAACATCACAGTAGATTGGTCTAAAATTTTCATTGATTAAAATTAAAAACATGATTAGTACAAAAAACATTAAAGAAACAGGTTCATCGTCTACACCAAAGACACTTAGCCCAGGTAACATTACTTTTAAAATCAACAACGTCAGAGTTGAAGGAGTTCCATACAAAGCAGATGCATATAACATCGTACTAGATGTAGAAGGTCCTGATATGGGAAGTGATTTTGAAGGTTTCTTAATTGATAAAGATGATACTTCTCAAGGAAGATATGCGGGTCAAGTAGGTAAAATTAAATGTTCTGAGTATCCATATTCTGATGGTGTTACACCAAAAGGTATTGAGATTTCTCGTGATGAAGAGATGCTAAAGATGGTAAAAGAATTGTGCAAAGCAACTGATTCTCTATCTTGGTTAGACTCTCAAGATGAGAAGCATGATACAATGGAATCTTTGGTAAATCAGATGGGAATTGATAAGCCATTTAAAGATAAGATGCTTCGTGCATGTGTATCTGGTAAAGAATATCAAAACAAAAATGGTTATACCAATTATGATATGTTCTTTTCAAGATTTACAAAGGACGGAGTTCCATTTGAAAGCGCATCTATTGATGAATCTAAAAGCCGAGTTACTAAATACAATCCTGATGTACACATCAAGAAGCCTAAAGTAACAGAAGTTAAGTCTTTTGGAAGCTCATCTAAACCAGGTGACGATTTCGATTTATAATCTGAATAATTGTAACAAGGGGGAGGACGTAAAAAGCCTCCCCTTTTTTGTTCTACGTTATGATTAAAACCAAATCAATTGTTTTAAGTTATACCGATGTCCCCATTACTTGGGCATATGAATTCTATTGCAATCTTCCAGAAAAACTTACCGGTCAAGATATAAAGATAAAGTCCATGCTAAATCCTAGAGATACCAATCCTAGCATGGTTATATATTATCGGTCAGGAAAATATAAATGGAAAGATTTTTCTACAGGGATAGGCGGTAATGATGTAGAGTTAGTTAAAAGATTATTTAATATAAATGAAGCAGAAGCAATTCAAAAGATTGTAAAAGACTACAGTAAGTACATAGATAACAATAGTTACAGTAGACCAGAGATAGTTGAATCATCTCGGTATAAACTATCTAATGCAGTTGTAAGATCTTGGAATAATTTGGATGCGGCATATTGGCAGGGTTATAATGTATCATCTGATATATTAGAAAGATATAATGTAAAACCTTTAGAATCATTTACATTTTCTAAAGAAGACGATCCTGAAAAATCTTTTGAGATAAAGACAAATTATATCTATGGTTATTATAACTCTAGTGGTCAGCTTTGTAAAATCTATAGGCCTAAAGCTAAAGAGTACAAATTCATGAAGGTCCTTGACTATATGCAGGGCTCAGACCAATTAGAGTTTATTAAACCATACCTAGTAATTTGTAGTTCTTTAAAAGATGCAATGTGTTTATTATCATTTGGATATAATCTTGAGGTAATAGTTCCAGACAGTGAGAACAGTATGATCAGGTATGAGACAATTGCTCTATACAAAAGAAAATATAAGAGCATTTGTACTATGATGGATAATGATGAGGCGGGATTAAAGTCTATGAATAAATATAAAGATGAATATGGTTTACCATATCTTCATTTAGATCTAGAGAAAGACTTGTCCGATGCTGTTAAAAAGTATGGTGTTAATGAAGTTAGAAAACATCTTGAACCTCTTCTCAGAATAACACTTAAAAATAATAACTAATGTGGTTGTATAATGGTATAGAGTTTACTCCGGAAATGATTCCAGAGGAGGGCTACGGTTTTGTTTATTTAATGACGGCTATCATTGATGGTAAGCTTGTTGGCTACATTGGCAAGAAGAACTTTTATTCAAACAGGAAAAAGAAACTGAAGAAAAAGGATCTGCCTACAGATAAAAGAAAAAAGACTTACTCCGTTGTAACTAAGTTATCATTCATAGATTACTACAGTAGTAACGAGGTTCTAAAAGCAGCCCACAAGAACAACGTAGTTATAAAAAGAGAGATATTAAAGATCTGTAAATCCTCAATAGAGTTATCATATGAGGAAGTCAAACATCAGTTCTTATATGAGGTATTAGAATCTGATGAGTGGTTGAATAAAAACATTTTAGGAAAATTTTATTATGGAAGAATTAGATAAAGCAACACTTTTTATTAAGTTAAAAGAATTAAATGTAGAAAGAATAACCATTGATTTCTCTGGATCAGGAGATAGTGGATCAATAGATGCAATTAGACTATTAGATTTAGATGATAATGAAATAGATAATAATGGCGACTTAAATGAATCTATTGAAGAACTTGGATATGATATTTTAGAAAATAGTTTTGAGTACGATTGGTATAATAATGAAGGTGGATCTGGAGAATTAACAATTAATCTTAATGATTTAAAGTGGTCTATTGAAGCAGAGATTAATGAAATGATTTCTCATAGTGTTGGGAGAAATGGAAAAATAAACTAACATGGCACATCCAAATGTACATGCTAAAAGTTCTGTAAAGAAATGGGGTGGTAAAATGGAAGACTATATTAAAATTCATGAATGGTTTGATGAAACCAAATCATGGTATGGTCATTCATTGCACAGATTATTTAGACATCATAGTGAAGGAATATTTGAATGTGAAAAAACATTTGGGGTATCCTTTGTAAACTCTGACGGTAAGACTGTTTATACAAGATACGTTGGAGAGCAGCATGTTAAAGAAGATTGTAATGATTACATACCCTCTGCTAAAGAATGGATTATCTATATGAATAATCCTCAAAAGTGGATGCTTAAAACATTAAAAATAGATGACTAACAATTTAGAATTAAACTCAGAAATCTGCAACAACTTAATTGATATGTCTCAAAGTACTGATATGTCTAATAAAGTTTTAGTTTCTGAAATTATTAAGTACTGTGACATAGAACTAAACCTACCGTATCTATTGGTAATGTTTAAATTTTTGCCAGTCAGTACTCGAGATGAAGTATTTACAAAAGAGATCTTAAGTAAGATTAATATAATTACAAATAACCAACTGGACAAAAACATTAGTTTCAACACAATGTATGAGATAATTAAAAATAAAAAATGCAGTGATGAAAGTTTTAATTTTTTTATGTTCAAGTTTTGTGAGGCACTAGA